CGGCGTAATCCGGCGGATAGTCACCGGCCCGCTAATCGCCCCCGGCGACAAGTCGCCAAGAGTCACCTGCGCCAGAAAGGACCCGCCGCCATAGCTCAAAGTATGTTGAGCCGGCACGGACGGACTTGTGTCCGTCAGCGTGTCGAACGCCACGCGGACCGCGCCGGCCGTTTGCGACGTCGACAAGTTCTTGACCCGGAACGTCCGGTCCGCCGAGGAGGACCGCGGCACGTCGCCCCAGTCCAGGTACGCCGGCGGCAACTTTTCGTTGAGCGTAGGGTGCCACAGTTCCAGCCGGTTCAGGTTCTCCCCCGGTGCCGGTTCCCCGTACAGATGGAACGCCGAGAACAGGCTGGACGATGAACTGTTGTTCAGTTGGAAGCGCACCGCGCGGATAGCTAGCGCCGTCGAGCTCGTGATGGAGTTACGCCACGCCGGCACAATCGAAATGCCCGACGATGAAACCGCCGTAATGCTCGTCCAGGTCCCATCGAAACCGTTTGTTGTGTTGGTGGACACTTCCGCCGCCGACACGAGCCCGCCCGAATACCGGTTAATAAAGTAGCCGTCCAGGTCCCGCAGCTCCGGAAAGATAAACGCCACCTTGTAAACCTGATTCCCGCCGAACATTGTCAGCCCGTTCACCGAGTGCTCATCGTTCATAGCCAGGACAGTTGCCGCGGCAACCGAGGCAATCACGTTTTGAGGATCGATGGTGAAGACTTGCGTGCCGTCCCGGTCATACGCCATGCGCCAGGACGGCGCGTCCGCGTAGTTGCCCGCCATTACTTCCCGCCCTTCTTACGCCGCGCCGGAGCCGGCACCGCATCCGAAGCCGGCACCGCATCCGAAGCCGGCGGCACGTCCGCAGCTGCCGCCAGCGTTTCAGGTTCCGGGGCCGGCTCACCCGGCACCGGGTCCGGGTCCGGTTCCGGCTCAGGTTCCGCCGGCGGCACCGGGTCCGCCAGGGACCAAAGGGACTGGTCCGCGTCATAGGTCCAGACGTTCCCGCACCCCGGACAGGTCCAGCGGCCGTTTTCGTCCGGCGTCTCCGCCGCCGGATTGCACCAGTGTTTCCCGCCGCGATCAATAGGCACGATAGCCACCCTTCTCAGTAGTAAACCGGTTGAAAAGTCAGGACCGCGGAGCCGGTGCCGCCGTCCGCGGAAAGCGTGACCGAGTTGCTGCCCCGCCCCAGCCCGAACCAGGACCGGGCCCCGGAATGAGTCAGCGCGCCGATAAGGTTTGCCGCGTCCGAGCCCCGGACCACGGACGCCGCCGTGCCGTCCGCCGTGACCTTATCGCCGGCCGCGATATCCGTTCCCACCTTGAGCCACACGTCCGGGGCCGGCGTCGAGTTAGTCAAAGTAGGGTTTGACAGTTGCCCGCGGAACTCCACCGACGCCGCCGTCGTGAGCTCGTCGCCCGGATTATCGACCAGGACGGCCGGCCCGACCGGCAGGTTCACCGTCAGCGCCGACCCGTAGAAGAACGGGTCCGCCATATGGACGTCCACCGTTGCCCGGCCCTGAAAAGCGCCGTGCCGGACCCGTTGCACCGAGTCCGCGATGCCGTGACCCGTCGCCGTATGGCTTCCCAAGTCATCCGTCCACGTCCGCGTAATCGCAAATTGCCGGGAAGCGTCCGGCCGGAGGAGCCGGACCAGCGCCCGTTCCGCCGCGGCATATTGGTCCGGCCAGTCCGCGAAAACGCCGCCGGAATCCTGCCCGAGCAGCCACAGCCCGAGCGTCACCGTCCGCGAGTCCGCGACGCGGGCCCGGAAGTCCGCGCCCGGCCGGAACGCGTACTGCCGATCCGAGCCCCGCAACGGCGGAACCAGGTCCTGGTCCACCCGTTCCACCGCGGACGCCAGAGACAGCAGCGGCACCCCGTCAATTGCCCAAGTCTCCACTTAGTCCTCCTCCAGGCCCAGGTAAGCGACTTTCGCCAGCGTGGACGCTATGGACTTCCCGGCCGGTTCCGGCACCGGATTGTTCACCACGATGGACGTCCCGCCGGCGGCCGCGGCCGGAGCCGCAGCGTACCCGCCGGCAGGAGCAGGAGCGCCGGCCACGGACCCGGAGACGGCAAGCCCGTTAGGCCCGCCGACTTGAATCGTGTCCGTGACGTCTTCCATAAGCCGCTTGAGCTCCGGAATATGGGACCGCAGCGAGTCAGTGAAACCGCCCATAATCCAGCCGCCGGCCGGCTTGAGCAGCGCCACGTCGACCGCTCTCGGGCCCTTGTTCTCCGCGATCCAGCCCGCGATACCGCCGACGAAGCTCTTGACCCCCTCAAAGGCACCTTTTAGCCCGTTCAGGAAACCGTCGATAATCTGCTGACCGGCCCCAAGCAGGATCCCGCCGACGTTCCCCAGCGCCCCGAGCACCTGCCCCGGAATCCCGCCGACGAAGCCAAGCAGGTTTTGAAAGTGCCCGATAGCCGCCGACACCATGCCGGAAATCCAGCCGCCCACGATGCCCGGCAGCGACGCCAGGAACGCCAGCCCGGCGAGAATCCGGCCCGGAATCCCGGAGACGAAAGCGACCAGGTTATTCCACCAGGACGTAGCGAAAGCGACTATCGCCGCCCAGATTGACCCGAGCCAGGAGGCAAACCCGGAGACGACGCCCATAAACCAGCCGGTAAAGCCGTTCCAGATATTGCCTATTCCGGTCATGAGCCCGGACCACGCCGAGGTTATCCAGCCGATGAAGCCGGACCAGATGGAGGACACCCAGGACGTCAGCCCGGACCAGACCCCGGATAGCCAGGAGCCGAAGCCGGCCATCACGCCCTGGAACCAGCCGACAAAGCCGTTCCAAATGTCCGCCAGCCCGGAGCCCATGCCGCCGAAGACTTCCACGACCCAGTTGACGAAGCCGCCCCAAATTTCCGACACCCACGCGACCACCTTGTCCCAGTTCATAACCAGGAGCACCAGCGCCGCGATAAGCGCGATAATTGCCAGGACAATCCACGTAACCGGATTAGCCAGCAGCGGAGCCACCACGGCCCACGCCGAAACCGCCCACGCAGCGAACGCCAGGACCAGCGCCCCGCCGACCAGCGCGGCCAGCGCGCCGAGGACCCACTGGTTTTCGATCACAAAACCGAGGACACCCTGAAGGACCGGCATAGCCGCCTCAAAGATGCCGACAAACGCCGTTTCGGCCGTCCGTTGCAGGGTAAGCAGCGAGGCCCCCGGCCCGGAATTCAGCGTCTTCCCGAACCGTTCCGCGGACCCGCCGACGTCCGCGAACGCGTCCCCCATAGGGTCCACCATGCCCAGGAACCCCGGAATTTGATCGGTGCCCAGGTCCTCAAGAGGAGTACCGAACAGCGCCAGCGCCAAAGCCGACTGCTCCGCCGGGTCCTTGACCCCTTGAAGTCCGTGGACAATTTCAGCCATTGCCCCGTTAGCGGATTCCCCGCCGGCCAACAGCCGGTTAGTCATTGTTTGCGTGTCGAGCCCTAGCGTCTCGTAAGCGTCGCTTGTGCTCTTGCTCATATCCGTCGACCGGATAGTGAACTCTTTTAACGCGTCGCCCATTTTGTCCATACCGATAGCGCCTTGACCGCCGGCGGCCGTAATCATGCCCATCGCCGTCGTGCCGTCGATACCCAGCGCCGAAAAGTGTTTCGAGTACTCGTCCATCACCGGCAGGACTTCCCCGCGGACGGACGCCGGGAGCTTTTGCATGGACGCCGTTATCAGGTCCATTGCTTCCGTGCCGTTTTTCGCCAGCCCGTTTTTCATCAGGATTCCGGCCGTCGTTGCCGACTCCGAGACGTCCACATCAAACGCCGTTGCCAGGTTCATTGCGCTAGCCGTGACCGCCTCAATATCGGCCGCGGACGCGTTTTTCATCCCTTCCATGGAGGACATGACCGAGGCAACGGCGACGTTTGCTTCTTCCAGGCTTGAGCCATACGCGCCGGCGTAGAGCTTGCCGGCAGCGTCGCCGGCCGTCGTTGCTTGCTCCGGAGTCAGCGACATTTGCGCCGCCATCTTGTTTTGCAGTTCCGCGCCCTCAATAGCCGAGGAGAACCCGCCGGCCACCGTCAGGCCCAGCGCGGCCGCGCCCAGCCCGATGCCGCCCCGCACCTTTTCCAGCCCGCCCGAAAAGCCCTTACCCGCTGCCTTGCCGGCCGCCTTGCCGGCGTCATCCCCGCCGGCTTCCATGGCCGGCATAAGCTCCTTGCTTATCGCTTCCCGGCCGCCCTTGAACGACGGTTCTAGTTGCACGTATGCCGTTGCAATGTCGACAGCATTAGCCACGTTTTCCCCCGTTCCACCACGCGTCGAAATCTTTCACCGGAATAGGGTCCGCGCCGTACCGCTGCCCGTCTTGCTTTTTGCCCGGCCGCGGCACCGGCCGCGGCTTAGGTGCCGACTTTTTGCCTTGCCGCTGCCAGTTGCCGGCCGCGAGCAGGTCCACGACGTGAGCGAGCAAGTCCGCCACGATGGAACCGGAGGCCCACGCCGCCAGTTCCGGCTGCAGCTCCCGCACCAGCGCGGACGCGGGCCCGGACCGATGCACCACGACATACAGGTCCCGCCACGTCAGCCGCTCAGTGCCCAAGTCATCCAGCCGGAGCCCCACCGCGAGCAGGTCAAACTCAATTGCCTCGCCGTGACGCTCTAGGAGCCAGGCAAGGCCCGCGATTCCCCCACGGAGATAGAGGACGCCTCCTGCCATGCCTTGAGCAGCGCCGCCAGTTGGTCATCGTCCATAACGTCCGTAATGCCCGGCGAATACCGTTCGAGCATTTCAAGTT